GGTATTGGTTGCCGAATTAATAGACAGTGCGGTTTGCACGTTCATATTTCGAACGCTCAAACATTGCACGCCAACCCAACCAATTTATCCGCAGCAAGTATTCAATACACTGAAGCGACTGGCCGTTTTATTAATGGTTCAGAATACTATGGTGATCCAATGGATGCGGTAGCGGTTAAAGATATCATGATTAGATATGCAAAGTCTCAATCCACTATCAATTCAATGTTCCCTAGATCACGCACAAACAATCGTTATTGTTCTACAATGCATTTAGATAGACTGAATAGCGCAAGAACAATTGAGCAATTGCGAGATGCGACGGTTGGCAAGTTTTCAGTAATCAATTTGAGACACTGGCAAAACGGCACAATTGAATTTAGACAAGCGAGCGGTACAATTGAAGCGGACAAAATAATTAAGTGGGCTTTGTTCTTAATTAACCTTGTGCATCACACCGTTGAAAACCGAATTGAAAATGGTTCAAGTTCTGAAGCAATTTCAACACCAGAACAAGTGTTCAGATCTGGATCAAGAATTGGTTTGATTTACTCAATGTGTCGTTCAAATGGTGGCGCGAATGTAACCGATTTAATGAACGCGACGGGAACAAGCGCAATCAATATCAGAGCCAGAATATCTGAGATTAGAGCGCGACTATCAGACGATGCGGTAGTCACTCACACCATGCAAGCGAATGGCAATTCATACGGTGATGGTCAAGATTTAGCACGCTACGAAATACTCAGCGAATACCAGACACAATCTACTGGCGCGCGCTTGATGCCAGACAATCGAATTGGTTTAGAAAGTGTTTGGGCTTGCTTGCCAGATGATCTTTTTGAATGGTGGCAAAACAGAATAACAGAGCTTTCCAGATCATAATTTGGAAAGCCGAACATACACCAGAAAAGCTCGCTTAACGGCGGGCTTTTTTTTTAGGTATGTAGTGTCATTAATCCCACGTTATCCCACTCAGTAACCAGTACAATTGTTCTGGTAAGGTACCCTAGGCTTTTAATCCAATCAATCGGATCGGGACGGATTTGTTCGGGTATACCCCTTTTTTTCGGAACCCACCCGGATCGCCCTTACACTCTGTTTCACACCAACAATTACCACAAAAAAATGCAGAGTTAGCAGCAAGTACCTTGACACCACAAAAAAATTTTTTAAAAAAAATACATTGACCTATCCCATATAAGTCCATACGGTACTGAACAAAGTAAAAAGGAGAGCGCTATGAAGTGGGAAATTGATAACGTTACTAAGCATTTAGATCTTGAGGATCATTATTTCATTAGCTTTGACAGGTTAACTGAAGATGATTGGTTTAGTCATTTAGCTGAAAAAGAGTGGGTTAATATGAAGGATCTTTTTTCTGCGTTTGTTGCGGCTTATGATGCTGCGGGACTTCCTTTAACTGAAAGTTTTTTTAAAAATTACCAAAAGTCTTTGCTTGCAAGAGCGGAAACTGATTATCACTCTGTTGTATCAAACTTATGGAATTTAAAATTTCGTGACAATGCTATGTTTAGAAGTATTAGTGATTTTAAATCTCCTTATGAATATGCTGAAGATTTAATTTCAGGTGTAGAGACTAAAGTTGCCTAGATACCGTGTAAATTATGGAACCTCTTTTGAGTTTGAGGCTCAAGGTCCAGAGGAGGTTGTTCCTGTGATGCAGTCGCGTCATAAGATAGCTGGCATGGACGATGAGCGTTCTTTTATGCGTAGATCTGCGATGGAGATGTGCGAGTGGAACGGCAAGAATTATTATTATTGCACAAGAAAGACGTATGCGAATAGCATGATGAAGAATGGTTTATTAGAATGTGTTGATTAAATTTTAATATTTTGTTAAGAATGTTTTAAATATTTTACATAACGGAGATTTTGCATGGCATTACCCCCAATGGGACCGATGAGTCCTCCTCCCCCAACACTTGGCGGCCCTCAACCAAACATGGGTCCCTCGCCTATGCCTCCGATGGGTATGGGAATGCCTCCCCCACCTCCTCCGACACCTCCAATGGCGGCGCCGATGGCACCTCCGACAATCAATCCATCTCAAAATGGAGGTCAATCTTTTGGCGGTGATGCTGGTGGTCGCAAGACTTTCAGTCAGTATTTACAATCTATGAACACATCTTTTCCACCGACACCTACTGCCCCGCCTCCTATGGCTGGTGGTATTAGCGGTGGTGCGCCTTCGATGCCGCCTTTAGCGATGATGGGTGGCGGAGCTGTTCCGCGCAGTACGATGATTGGCAGAGAGCCGCATAGGTTAGCGTATATTAATCCTGGTGAAGAGATGATGCTTCGTGCATCTGGCGGCACTGGCGAACCTGGACCTATGGGTGTTCCTGCTTTCCGTGGCGGTGGTTATGGATTTGGTGGTTTTGGTTCACCTGGCGAGGCTCCTGGTGGTGGTGTTGGTTATGGTTTAGGCGATATAGGCGGTGTAGGTCCTGGTGAAATAGATCCTGGCTTTATTGATGCGCTAGCTGAAGCATCTGTAGACAATAGTTATTTTGATGCTTTTGAGACAGATCCAGATAAACTAGCGGATCAAGTTGCTTTTGAATCTATAAGTTCGCAGGTACCCGACATTATTGGCCCGAATGCGCCTGTTTCCAATGTTGATGCTCAAAATGCTGTTGCATTAGCGACAGAAGCGTTTGATCCTTATAAAGATGTTGTTGATTTTAATACAGCTTCGACGCTTGAGTCGTCGCCTATTGCGACAGAAGATGTTGGTGTTAATACTTTAGATGAGGCTTTTTTAAATCAATACAACGATCCGAATCTTTCAGTAAACATTCCTGGCACAAACGTTAGTATGCCTGACGTTTCTTCATTACTTGGCGGCGTTGTGAGGCCAGATATGATGCCTCCTGGTTATCAGCCTACGCCTGAAGATCCAACCTTTGAGAGTTTAACTTCTAATGCGCCTTCTATGTCAATGAATATGGGTCGCATAGATCCAAATTTAGGTGCGCCTATGTCTCCTGATTACGGTAATTTAAATATTGATATGGGTACAGATAATCTAGGCGGTGTTGGCGTTGGTGCTGAAGATCCTACTTTTGGTTATAACATTGATATGGAAAGTGATCCTTTCCCTGGCGCAAGTGCATTTACAGGACTTGATGCTCAAATGCCAACTGGGATTCAAGATCCATCAGGGGCATCTAATATACCTCAAATTTCTCAAGCGATGCAAAATGCTGTAACTGAGGCTCCTAATGTAAATGAGATAGCAAACATACAAGCTGCTGATGTGTATGGTTTACCTAACACTGGACTTGATACATCGTTTTCTGCGGCACAATTTGCAGATAATTTAAATCCACAAGGCCCTACTGTTACTCCGTCTATTCCAGAATTGACAGGCCCTGCTTTAGCAGAAGCAACAATGGGCGCTCCAATTGGTGATCCTGCTATGGACAGAAGAGAAGCTGCGTTTGGTGATATGAACACTCCAGAGACAGATTTTGGCACTTTAGAGGCTTCTTTAAGTTCTTCTCCATCTAATATTGGTTTACCTTCAAATTACGATCCATCACAAGGTGCAAAAAATTATCGTCAACAAGCAGAAGCTATGAGAGTTGCGGAAGCTGGTATTCAGAATCAAAAAGACATTGAGGCGAATAAGGGCAAGTTTAGTCTTGCAAGTTTACTTCCTGGCTCATTTTTATTTGGGACTCCAGAATCCAGAAAACAAGCAGCGATTAATCAAGTTTTAAGTCAAAGCGGTGGTTCTGGTTTGTTTGGCACTGGTATAGGTGGTGCTACAGGTGTTCTTGGCACTGGCGCTACTAGCTTTAATGCTGTTTACGATAAAGATGGTAACTTTGTAGGTTCCCAAGGTGTTAATGCCAATGGTGAGACTGTGAGTTATTCTGGAAATATGCAGAGTAATAACGGTTACTTTGACAGTGATGGAAAAAATATATCACAAGATATTGAAAGCTACCAAGATGAAATAGGTGGTCAAGGTTCTCCTGGCGGTATTGATACAGAATACAATCCTTGTCAGCCTGGTTTTGAGTTAGACCCAGAAACTGGCACTTGTGTTCCTATTGACGTTGCGGAGCCAGGTCCTCCTGAGATGACACCAATTATCAGACCGATAACACCTCCTGTAACGACACCAGTAGAGCCAAATCCACAGCCCGCACCAGTTGTAAGTCCTGTTTTAAGAATGCCAAAACAGTTTAATATGGGCGGTGCGACTTCAGGATCTAACTTAGATGGTGCGATTAGTAGGTTACTAAGCTCGATGTCATGAATGAAATTAGCAAGTTTACAGATTTTTTAACGGATGAGGAACTTGCTACAGTAGCTCCTATGTTAGAACGTTTAACGACGTTGGACGATAGGGCTGAAAAACAAAAAGATTTCATGTCTTTTGTAAATCATGTGTGGCCTCAGTTTATTGAGGGGCGTCATCACAAGGTTTATGCCGAAAAGTTGCAAGCTGTGGCAGATGGTAAGATAAAAAGGCTTATTATTAATATGCCGCCACGTCATACTAAGAGCGAATTTGCCTCTTATTTGTTCCCAACGTGGCTTATGGGCCGAGATCCTACTAAAAAAATCATTCAAGCGACCCACACAGCTGAATTAGCTGTTGGTTTTGGTCGAAAAGTAAAGAATTTGATTGATAGCGAGGATTTTAGGGACATTTTTCCTGATGTTAAGCTTGCATCAGACGCAAAAGCCTCTGGTCGTTGGAGTACCAACGGCGGTGGGGAGTATTACGCGGTTGGTGTGGGCGGTGCTTTGGCTGGCCGTGGTGCTGATTTGGCTATTATTGACGATCCAGTATCTGAGCAAGACGCTTTAAGCGCTACTGCGCTAGATAATATCTACGAATGGTACACTTCTGGCCCAAGACAGCGTTTACAGCCAGGCGGTTCAATTATTATTGTGATGACAAGGTGGTCTATTAGGGATTTGACGGCAAAAGTTTTGCAAAGACAGAGCGAAAAAGGCGCAGATAAGTGGGATATAGTGGAATTTCCTGCAATTATGCCCTCTGGAACCTCTTTATGGCCTGAATACTGGTCTTTAGAGGAGTTAGAGAGCGTAAAAGCCTCTATTCCTGTTGCTAAATGGAATGCTCAATATATGCAAAATCCCACTGCTGAAGAGGGTGCAATCATTAAAAGAGAGTGGTGGCAGCAGTGGAATAAGGAAGACCCGCCCCCTTGTAGCTACATTATTCAAAGTTACGATACGGCATTTAGTAAGAGCGATAGAGCTGACTACTCTGCTGTTACAACTTGGGGTATTTTTACTGAAGATGATACAAATGAAGACCATATTATGCTTTTAGACGCTGTTAAAGGGCGTTGGGAGTTCCCACAACTCAAGCATGAAGCAAATGAGCTTTACAAGTTGTACGAGCCTGATATGGTTTTGATAGAGCAGAAGGGGTCTGGTATGCCGTTGACGCAAGAGTTGCGCCGGATTGGTATTCCTGTAACGCCTTTTACTCCGAGCCGTGGTGCAGACAAGTTTACGAGGATGCATTCTTGCGCTCCTGTGTTTGAAAGTGGAATGGTTTGGTGTCCTGATACGAATTTTGCTGATGAGGTTATGGAAGAATGTGCTTCTTTTCCCAATGGTGAACATGATGACTTGGCAGATTCGATGACACAGGCTATACTAAGATTTAGACAAGGTGGTTTTATTACAACGCCCACCGATTATGATGACGATGATGAATATGCTTATAGCAAACGCAGAGAGTATTATTAAAGGAGAATAAGATGGCAGATGTTAATCCTAGTAAATTGATTATGCGACTTTTACAAGAGATGGCAGAGGGAGAAGCTGTTGCCCGTGGCAATAGAGCTTCTGCAATGGAAGCAGAAGAATCTGGCAAAACATTGTCTAATCGTGACATGGACTTGATTAATATGGCATTAGGTAGGGGCGTTACAAAATCTGTTAGGCCAAGAGCTAGACCTCAAGGCATGATGTATGGTGGTGAGGTTAAAAAAGGCAAAGTTAAAAAGTATAAAGGCGGCGGTTGTGTTATGGCTGGTCGTGGTGGCAATTTTAAAGGAGTAAAGTAATGAAAGAAGATAGCGGTATGGTTAAGACACCTAAGACACCCACAGATGGCAACAGCCAAAATAAAATGGGTGTTATGACTCAATCTTATGAGAAAGTGAAAAAGGCTCCAATTGAGGGCGGAACTGGTGCGGGTAATGCTCGTGGTGGTGGCGCTGCTTTGCGTGGAACCAGATTTTCTGGCGTAAAATAATACTTGAAAAGGATTTTTAATGTTTCAAGTTTCGAGGTTGGGGTGGAGTAAGATAACTATGAGTGGTTACCTCCCTACAGTCATAGTTGGCGGATGCAATTTCACCTCAACACCTATATAGGAGATTTAAATGGCTATTGAAGATGATATGGGTCCAGGCGGTGTACCTGGAATACCTGTAGTACCAAACCAACAAGTTCCTGTTGAGGTGACCGAAATACCTGCTGACCCAGGTGTTTTTGAATTTAATGACGGCAGCGCCGTTATTGGCGAGTATGAATCTTCAGAAGATACTCCTCCGCAAATTCCTTTTGATGGTAATTTAGCAGAAGTTATGGAAGAAGACGCTCTTGGACGGCTATCGTCAGATCTTGTTGGATCTATTTTAGACGACTTGTCTTCAAGAGAAGACTGGGAAGACACTTATAAAAAGGGTCTTGAGTTTTTAGGAATGCAAACAGAAGACAGAACAGAACCTTTTGAGGGTGCTTCTGGGGTAATACACCCGCTATTGGCTGAATCAGTTACGCAATTCCAAGCGCAAGCTTATCGTGAGCTACTTCCAGCTTCTGGGCCTGTTCGAGCGCAAGTTATTGGAGCGCAGAACGAAATGCTTGTTAAGCAAGCAGAGCGTGTTAAAGATTATATGAATTATATGATTACTTATGAGATGGAAGAGTATGATCCTGAGTTAGATCAAATGCTTTTTTATCTTCCTGTAATTGGGTCTACATTTAAGAAAGTTTATTTTGATCCTTTAAAGCAGCGTGCCGTAAGTAAGTTTATTCACGCTGAAGATCTTATTGTTCCTTATGGGGCAACAGACTTAGCTTCTTCTCCACGCATTACGCATAGAATATCTATGGATTCAAACGAAGTTAGAAAGCTGCAGTTAGCTGGTTTTTATAGTGACATTGATATTCCTGAAGATGGTTATGGTGAGTCAGATTCAGATGAGGTTACTGAGTCAATTGATGACATTCAGGGTGTACATCCTTCTAACGCATCTCGTGATTTAGTTTTATACGAAATACAT